ATGTCTGGCAAACTCGCTTCTCTGCGTCGTGGTGCCGCAACGTTTTGCACTGCTCTCCCCGGCAAGTTGATTGCTTGCTCGCTCGCCGCTTTGGCGTTCGTTACTTTTACCTCCGCCTCGTTCGCGACTGCCCCCGGTGACTTTACTGTCCCGACGTCTCTCGATCCGGGTCCTCTCGCAACTTCTCTGCTCACGCAAGTGGGTACCTACGTCTCCGTCATTATCGGCATCGTCGCGTTTGTGATGGTTCTTCGGATTATCTGGCGTGCCGCCCGTGGCGGTGGTGCTGGCGTCCACTGATTCGTGCTGTTCTTCTCGGTGCGGCCGCACCGGGTTGAATGGCTCCGCTCTAGCGGCATTAACTATTTGAGGTCCATATGATGCAATTTACATCGGCCAGTAGCCCCCCGTCCCCCCGTCCCCCCGCCCCCATCAGCTATCTGCGGGGGTGGTTCGCTCCGGGTGGGGTCTTCTCATCTGTCAGCCGTAGGCTGCTATCGTCAATCGGACGGTTGAGGGCATCAACTCCGGTGGGCGGAAGCCCACTCGTAGCGTTTCTTCTCCTCTCTTCCGCTTGTGCCGTTGGCGATCCCCTGCCTCCTGGCTGGTCTCCCACCTTTACGATGCCTGCGACAGAGTTTCGTGACGCTTCTCCGCAGACGTTTACCTATTTTTCCACCGGTGCCGCTCCTCAAGATTCTGGCTACGGATTGGTGAACGAATATGCCAGTGCCAGTGGCCCTTGGCTGTACGAGCTCGTTAATAACGCTTGGCCTGATTCGATAGCCACTGGGACTGATGGGTTTACTGAGGGTCCTTGGGTCTTCTCTGCGTACAACTTCGACACTGGTGCCTTTGAGCAGGGTTTGTTACTCACGCATTCCGCTGATCCGCTTACGACCGGCATGATTGCCGCCGGTGCGGTGTATCTGACGTTCGATGGGGTCGCTCCGATTGATGCTCCGACGTCTGACGAATTTCAGAATCAATTCGACCTCGGCCGCGATGGCGGTGTCGTTATCACTGGCAATGAGTTGGCGGGGGTCGTTCCTGAGCCGTCGTACAATGGTCCTGCCCTTGTCATGGGCGGTGCCTCTGTGCTCTGTCTCTTTGGTCGCGCTCTTCAAGCCATGACCGGCAAGGCGTAGTCATGATTTGGCTGATACTACTCGGCGGGTTGTTCTGGTTTTGTTGTCGTCGCGTCCTTTTCGGTCGCACGTTCTGTGTTCTGTCCCTTGTGTGTCTCACTGGGCAGCTCGCCTTCTGTCAGAGTAGCGGCGTCGAGTCTTTCACTGAGTACGCCGTGTTCGTTGAACCGTCTAGCGGCGGGCAGGCCTCGCTTGTTGTCCCGCCCGGCTCTGTCCCCGGGAGTTCGCCTTCTTCGACGGCGATGGAGATTCTCTGTAATACGTCTGCGGGCGGTTCTGTGACGGTCGGCGGTGGTGTGAGTGGCGGCTATGTTTGGGAGCCGCTTCTTACTTTCTACTCTATTGGTGGTGGGGATTACGAGGCTACCTTTCAGGCTGCTCGTGGTTTCACGTCAACTGGCGGCACGTTTTCGACGGTCGATTTGTGGAGCGTCTACGCTGGTGCCGATTACTCGTGGGGGTATGAGTTCGTCGGTCCTGTTCATACGTTTTTTGTCGGTACGCTGGGTGGAGCTCCTCCGCTGCCCGGCGCGTTAGCGTTCGGGCCGGGGTGGGAGAACTTCGATTGTTGGGTCGAGCCTGACGGTGTGACGGACCCGCTCGGTTTGATCGCTTATAGCGGCCTTCCTTCCGTTGGTCTTGTTGGGTCGGTTACCGGGCCGTATCCGAGCGGAAATGGTTCGACGACGCAGCCGGCGTTTTTCGCGTCTACGCAGCCGACGACTGTTCCCTCCGCTTCGGGTCTTCTGCGGATGATTCACGACACTGCGACGACGATGCCCGCCGCGTACTCTTCGACTGATAACGATGTGTTTCGTGCGGCCTTTTGGGGTCTTCCTGGCATGCTTGAGGATTGTGTCGCTACGCCGTCCACTTCCAGTGTCCTGACGGCTATCGCTGGCGAGGGTGCGTATTGGGAAGGGAGTGAATTTAAGGGTGGCTTGTCGACGTCTGATGATCACTGGGCCTATTTTTATAAGTTGTTTCATGCTGACCCCGGCACGCCGCTTTCGACGCAGGTTTTTGGCGAGCTGGTCCAGATGATGGAGTCGCATTATCCGTACGGTTCGTCCGGCTATCCGATTCGAGTGCTGCTCGCCGGGCCGCTGTTGCTGTTGCGTATCGTGTCCGAGTTGCTCTTGGGCATTGGCCTCGTCTCTGTCAATTATCGCTGGTGGATGCGTACGTTTAATGCTGTCGACGCGCAGTCGTCTTTGGCCGACCGTTCGGTTGCCGTGAGCGATTTGCCTGACTTTATGTGAGGTGTTCAGTGTTAGACGCGATCGTCACTTACTTTATCGCTTTCCTGTTTTCAGTGTTTAAGACTGGGTTTGTTGCGGTCGCCTCGCTGCTTCTGTTCGTGCTCGCTGAGGTTTCCTCGGTGGTGCTCGGCGTCTTCGGCGTTGCGCCGCCCTTGCAAGACTTTATTGAGGATCACGGGCGGAACATGTTGATTCTTGCGTCGTACGTCGAGGGTTATTTTGTTCCTGTGCCTCTGTTTGTCGCTGCGATGAGCTTCTCGTTTTTCTCGTACCTCGCGTGTAAGTGCACCCGTCTCCTGCTTTGGGCGTACCATCAACTGTGGGGTTCGGACTGATGATTCGCGTGATCTGCGGCAAGAACGGTTCCGGCAAATCGGCTTTCTCGTCTTGGTTGATCGAGAAGGAGCCGAAGCGGACGTTCACGAATATGCGGCTCATGCCGCTCCATCCGCGTTTTGACGACGCCGTGGAGATTGGGACTTCGTCTCATCCCGTGCGTTGTGAGCGCTGCGGGTTCGGGATTTGGGACTACTTGCCCAGTAATTGCCACGTGTTGATTGATGAGGCGGATTTGTTCTTCGATGCCTTCTGTTTTGAGGCTCTCCGCGAGCGTGCGTGGCCTTGGTTTAAGCAGCATCGCCACTTCGGTCAGGATGTGACGCTCGTTGTTCAGTTCCCCGACTCGCTCTACAAGCGTATTCGGCTGCTCGCGATGGAGTTTGTGTTGTGTGAGCGGGAGACGTCTGACACCATGAAGGGCCTCGTTAGCTGGATGTACTATCTTTGGCCGCGAAGCTGGTACCCTTGGCGGCGTCGCATTTTCGCTGACCCCAAGTGCAAGCACGAGGTTCGCCACTCGCTGTTGTGGCCCTTGCAGGCGTCCCGGGTGTTTAAGCAGTACGACACCTTTCACAACAACGTCCCCACGCTTGAATGCGATCAGTGCCGCGGTCGCGAGGTTTTGGCGCCTCGTCGGCGACGTGGTGGGGCGTTCTCTCCTGTTTCGCTGGTCAAGCCTGGCTCTGAATTGGTCGAGGCTGACGTTATTCCCGTGGTGCCCACATGATCGCGGCCGCTGATGCTCTTAAACCTGTTGAGGTCCGTTATGATACGTCTCAGAGTTCTACTCCTACGTCTCCGCTCGGCTGGGTGCCTTGGCCTCTCGTGCTGCTCCTTCTTGCTCTGGGCGGCTGCGTGGCTTGCTGGCGCGTGCTTGCTCGCCACACGTCAGCCCCAGCGTCTTCTGGGACTGTTGTTGCACCCGGAGCGTTCGGCTCTCCTCCTGCTCTCTCTCAAGCTGCTCTGCAAGGTTCTGGCGCTCCGGCTTCTGCGGCACCTGATGTCGTCCGCTGTGATGCGGCGGGCGTATGGGTTCGTGAGGTCGGTGACCTCGTTTACTACCGTTGGAATGCTCGGAGCGTCGGCGGCTTTGTCTGGTTGCCGAGTAGGGGTGGGGGTGTCCTCGTTCGTGACGGCTCCAACACGCGTCCTGTACCCGTCGGAGGACCTACCGGCGTGGCGGGGGGATTGGACGTTGGCGGAGTTGTCGGCCGCTCTTCACGCCCGGCATCCGGAGTTTCTCGTCAATTCACTCCCGCGAGTCGTCCATCTTTCCCCGGCAGTTGAGACGTCGCTTCAGCTTCGGCAGCAACTGTTGTCGCAGGGCGTCGATCTTACTGCGTACGGCCTCGTTCCTGATGACGCTGCGGATGACACCGACGGTGCCGACTCGTTGGGCCGAGTCGCGGCGGCTGTTGATCGATCTGAGCGGCAATTTGCTGCTGTCGATCTTCGTTTTCTCGCTGGTACGGTGTCGCCGGGCGGTGTTGGCTCCGTTGGTGCCACGCTTGGCGAGTGGTCTTTCATTGTCCCGCTTGGAGAGGGTTATGATTATTCGACTACTTCTACGCGGCATCAACAGACTGCTGTCGCCTCGTCCCAGTCCAACTTGGTTTCTACTCAGGATCAAGCGTTCTCCTCTGGGACTTCGATACACGTTTTGGCGGGCTGGTTGGCTGGGCGGCGGTACCGTCTTCGTGGCACGCTTTCGACGACGCAATTCGTTGGTGCCACCGGTGTTGACACTGCAGGCACGTCCTACGTTATCGACGCCGACGTCCCGGCCGGTTCTTGGGTTCGTCTCGGATGGGACGTGTCCGCGAATGCCGGAATCGCTTGGTCTCCTGCTGGGCTCACAGGAAACGGGTCAGCATCCGGTGTGACTGTAGAGGTCCGTGTGCGGCCATAGCGGGTGCCCGCTTTAGCGGGCTGCTTTGGCCGCACTCGGTCTTCTACAGGAGTTCGCATGTTTAACCTTCCTCCCCCTGTGCCCGTGGTCTTGCCCGACGTCCCTGATCCGTTCTTCTATCTCGCCGTTCTCGTCACTTTGGTCGTCGTCGGGTTTATTGGTGGGTATTGCTGGGCTCTCTTGAGTCTCGGCCGCCAAGAGTCTGCCGCTGAGCGTTTCTGA